GCATAGGTCATCATTGTGTTAATAGTGCCAGTAATTCCTGTGGAATATTTAGTCCAGCCTTTTCGCAACTCTACATCAGTAGGAGTAGGCCAAAAGTTAGTTAAATTAACGGCATCAGTAGGTGGCATTGCTGCCAATGAATCCCTAGCGTTCCAACCCCCAATAGGCGCTGGTAAAGACGCTGTAGTAGCGGTATTTTGCTGTCCAATCATAGTTCTTTAACCTTAATATGCGACCATCTTCTTCCAGTAAGAATATTTCTAATTGTGTGTTTTTCACAATCAAAATGAGCCGCTAGTTTTAATATCATTTTTGGAGAGCTATCTTTTTCTAATGTTTCTTTAATGGAAATAACTTGTTCATTAGTAAAAATTGAATTTCCGTGCTTTTCTCCAGAATTTATTGATTTACCTTTTGTGTGAGTATTTCCAAATAATCTAGTGCCACGATTCTTAGACCACATATCACGAACATTATCCAATTGAGTTCCAATTTGTAAATGTTCGATATTGATACACGCAGGATTGTCGCATTTATGCATTATTACTTTGCCTTGCGGAATTTCGCCAAAATGCTTTTCCCACATGGCTCTATGCAACCTAACTAATTTGCCATCTTTTCTAATTCTTCCATATCCACAATCGTCTTTATTTCCAGTAAAGCAATGGCATCCATCATCTTGAACAACCAATTGAGCATTAACTCTTTCCCAAAACGGCAAAGACCTAAAAGCCTTAGACATGGTTAAAGATTCAGTTTTTCTTACATAATTTCTTGGCATGATTACTCCTAAATTAAACATTGGAGTAGTTAGTGTAACGCAAGAAGCCATATAGAATCAAGACCCATAGCCAGTGTCTGGAATGTTAGCCCACCCTATCAATACTTTACTTGGATTAGGATTAAATGACAGATTCGGTGCGCCTTTGTCATTAGCCTTAGCAATAGACAAATAACGGAAATAATCTTGGGTCAAAGAAGTAGTGTCAAATCCTTTGATTTGGAAATACTTTAACTTTGTGTAGATAACCATAATACGGCTATCAAAAAATGTGGTATCACTATCAGCAATGAATTGTTGTTGCGGTACACCAGCGGCGCTTTCAGCCCAAGCATTAGACCTATATTCAAAGCCTAAATACTCTTGAGTATTCATTGGTGGCCAAATTTGGAATGTGCCACCTAAAATACGCCAACGAACACGAGGGCCAGTTGAAATATAACCTGATTTTAACCATTGCCATTGTTGTGCATCTTCTGGGCCAAGCATTTCCCAATGCTTTGTTTTATCCCAATGAGTGCGGTCTGTAATGGTTTCAAAGTCAAAAGGTAGCGGATAAATGGTTTGTGCAAATAAAACGCTATTTGTGCCTGTTAAAGAGGCTTCTTGACTCATTGTTACTTGAGTAAGGGTATCTACTGAAGAAACATAGGTATCTTGATTTACATTGTAGCCAGTAATCGAATATTGGGTAGTTAAGCCAACCGTATTAGATACATTGGTTAGTACATAACTACCCTTTGTCGAGGTTGCAGTTGCATTGACAAAATTAGTGTAGAAACGAAACTCCTTTTCCAACGCTTGCCAGTCATATTCCTTTAATAATTCATAGCCAGCACCATTCATCAAAGCCAAAATTTGTTGGACATTGGTGTCAGGATTGCCAGCTACATAGGTAGGGACTGGTAGGTTAAGTTCGGCACAGGTTTGCTGTACCATTTGGAGCATCGTCTGCGACATATTAAGCCTCGGCTTCTACTTTGGGTTTGCGTGGTTTCTTGGGCGCAACCGCAGCAAGTAGCGCTGCCATTTGCTCTTGCATCTGAGCCAGCTTCGCATCGGTTTCAGCCTTAATTTTAGCATTTTCCTCTTTAAGTTGGGCTAATTCTGCATTGCGTTTCTCAATTTCAGCAGTATCTTGTGCCAAATTCAAGAAAGCTCTTGCTTTTTCTCTAAAAGCATGGGGACTCATGCCTGCAATCATGCCAATACGCTGTAATTGCTGGTCTGAGCAGTTAGCCACAGCCTCTACAGTATGGAATTTGATGCCTTTTAATTCTTCAGCTTGACTCATGCTGACCAAAGGCCATTGGGAAATAGGAGTTCCTACGATGGCTTCTTCATTTCCGACTTTGTTTTGGTAAGCAGCCCATTGTTGTGGGAATCTTGCTTTGTGGTTATCTCTAGCGATAGTGTCAATTATGTTTAATTGGTCGCCTGGAGTCATAATTCGCACCCAATCGGCATCTTTAAAAATAGGTCTGCCTTGTGCGAGTGTTTCGTCTTTAATTTCAATAGGTTTGCGGTAAAAAGTAACGCTTAAAAGCGAGTCTGCACCACGAACATCTGATTCAATAGCCATTTAATTCTCCTAAGGGATTAGGTTGTTAAAAGATAAAAAGGACTGCCCCTTGTGAGGACAGTCCCTAGGGTACTACATTTGGTAATTAAACGCTTGCAGCGCTGAACCAAGCATAATCGCCAGAGTTTAATGCAACGCCTGGAGATGTATAAGCACCACCAGTAGCAGCTACTTGGAAAGTAGTTGTATTGATAGCGCAAACGGTTGTAGATGCAGAAATAGCAGCACCAGCTTGTGCGAATACATAACGCAAGCCTGTGTTACCAAAAGTTTCAGCACCGAGTGGGCCAAATGCTGGAATTACTTCAGCGGTAGAACCAGCTGTCAATGCGAAATCCACATTGGTTACGCCGTTCAAATTAACGCCAGCGATAGGGAGAGTACTATAAGCCATGATTTTTTCCTTTGTATGTTAAATAGACCTTAATAGGGGTTTCCCCCTATCAATTAGTTGGTCAAGATGCCTTGTAGGAAGCGGTTAGAAGTTGTCAAGTTACCAGCCCAACCGTATAACTTCACGATTGCGTCTTGGTTAATTGCTTGACGCTCACCACCGATAGGTACAAAGTTACGCTCTTTGTGTGGGCGTAGGAAAATGTAATTGGTGTTCAAGAAGTACATTGTGTTAGAAGGTTGCTCGTTACCATAACCACCACCCAATACAACATCAGCAGATGTACCACCACCGTAGAACTTCATAGATGCGAAACCAGCAGAGCCAGATTCTTCAGAAGTAATACGCTGGATAGCTTGCAATGACTGTACATACAAGCTGTAGAAATTGGTATCAGCAACAATCAAGTCAGCCTTGTCTGTGCCACGAACCAACTGGAGTGCTGTAGAAGTCATCTTAGCTTGGATGTTAGAAGCTGTGATGGTTGTACCAGTTGTAGCTGTATTCTGCCAGAAAGCCCAGTTAGCAGCGTTAATACCACCGTAAGTACCAGATGTAGGAGTTGCGGAAACCGCAGCAGCCAAACCATCCAAATTCTTACCACCGTTACCTGTACCATCAAGGAACAAGTCGCCAGAGATACGGTTGAGCAAACGAGCTTCAGAAACTTGCATACGACCATCTAACAAATCGATGATTGCTTCTTTGCTTGAGTTTTGCAACATTTCCAAGCCAGACATTGTAACTGCGTCAGCGTACTGAGCAATTTTGTACTGAGCAGCAGAAATTGGGCTATCTGGAGAGATATTCAATACTTCGTAACCGCTATAAGAGTTAGCGTTATTAGTATTTGGGTCGTTGTACATGATTTCTTCCAAAATCACATTACCGCCTGAGAATGGGCGTACATTGCCCTTCTTGTCCAAATGCATCAAAATTGCATTGTTTTGTGTCAAGTTGTCTGCCAATTCACCGCTACGGCTTTGAATAGTAGTAGCGATAATATCGGTGATTGCGCTATTAGCAAATGCCATGATATTTATCCTTAAAAAGTATGTTTAATTTAAACCCTGCCACTCATTGCTTCGCCTAATTGCGCTGCAATAATTGACCGTCTATCCTTCGAATCTACCTTATTAACCACTCCGCTAGGTGTAACGGACTTGGGGCTAACTGCAGCAGCTTTGGCTTTAGCTACTTGCTGTGCCTTTGATGCTTCTTTCTTTGCTTGATTAAGGAGTCGTTCTTGCTCAAGCTGAAATACCTCATCATTCATACGCACCGCTTTGGCATAAGCCGTTTCGAGGTCTTGGGCTAAACCACGCTCAAGTAATTGAGCCATATCTTCCCTAACTACCTCAAAGTGCGGAAACTTCTCCGCATTACTTCTAACTCTTTCAATCTCAGCCTCTAAACGAGCCTGTTCTTGTTGTTCTTTCCATCCCCTTACTTGTTGTACTTCGTTTTGCAAAGCAGCAAGTTGTTGATTTAACGCATAAGACTGTGGGTCTTGATACTGTTGTGTAGGAACAACACTTTCACCCAATTGTATTCCATAATCTTTTGCAAGTCTATGAAATAAATCAACCTTTTGTGCATAAGGCGCAGTTGTCAAAATCATGTGCGCACGACCAAGATTATTAATCCATGCGGCTGGATGAATATTCTGTTTTTGCAATTCAGGAATAAATGGAGAAATTGCTTCTACCAAAGACTTAGCATTGTCAGCTTCTTGTTTATAAGTAGATACACCTTTTTTGTACTCTGATTCTCTTTGGTTGGAATATTCGGCTAATTTGAGGCTTTCTTCAGGTGTTAATTGCTGTCCTGAAGTGAGCTTGTCCCAAATTGGGAGATACTCTTTTTTCCATGTTGTTGGGCGAGTAGGTTTAGGTTGCTCAACCGCCTTCGGTTCTTTATCCTCAACTTCAGATTCAGTAGCTTTAACATCTTCGGCAGATTCTTCGCTATCTTCCTCGACAGCTTCAACTTCAACGGACTCCTCGGCACTAGGTTCTGTATCAACAACTTCTTCTTGAGGTTCTGGTGGTTCTTCAATTTCTCTCTCCTCGGCTTCTGCCATTGCTGCTTCCAATACGGCCCTGCGGTCTAATTCACTCATAGTTTTCTCCTAGTATTTGAGTTTGGCGTATGCTACTTCGGCAATTTGGCGCTTACGAGCCTCATTGGATTTGTGACTTAATTCAATCTTTTTGTGTTTCATAGGCACATCGTTGCCCATCTCAATCATTCGATGTTGTTTTAAATGCGCCCGATGTTTGCTTCGGCTATTAATCCATGAGCCGTCTATTTGACTTACATAGCCTGAAATGTCAGATTGCACCATTGGCGCTTCTCTAAAAGTCATTTCTTGCTTTTCTTTCCATGCTTTTTCGGCTTCTGGGCTACCTAGTTTGTAACCCCAAAACTCAAGGTAATACTCTTTATCAGACTGTTGTTTTTTTGCAACAGCATTACCTTCTGACCATCCACAATTAGGGCAAATCATCACATCCTCCTTAATAAATCTGGAATCTTGTCCCATTCATTTGGTTTTATTGCTACTACAGAGTCATACCATCTACCATGCTTCCAACGCCAACAAACATAAGGGTCGTCAGGCAAAAGCATGATACATTTCACGCCCAAAGCACCCGCAAGGTGTGCTGTGCCTGTATCTGGGCAAATTACGCCACGCATTGCTTTCATGTGCTGTGCGGTTTGATACCAGTCGTTTTTCCAGCCTTCTGGTAATGGGGTAAATATGTCGTCACCATCGTAATTTAGGCTATAAGCATCTGCGCCCAAAAGCCTACGCATTTCTTGTACTGGAATAGATTTGGCATAGTGCAAATGGCCTTTAGAAGCCATCCAATTCACACCAATTTTTCTTTCAATATCGCTTGGTTTGGCATCTAAATAACCCTCTGAGCCAACGATTTTATTGAGCGTTACAGGAAATGATTGACGCACATGGGCAGGGCTATGCATAGCAAAATAAGGCAATGACATTGACCCAATCCAATAATCGGCATTAAGCAATACAGGGTCATTAAAGTCATTTGAAATGTGGTCAATGCACTCCATTTGACCTAATAGATAATGAAGCGAAAAGTGCTGGAATATATAAACTTCCTTTGCGCCCCATGCTTTTAGCATTGGTAGGAATCGTGCCATTTGGATAATGTCGCCAAATCCTTGTTCCATTTGGACTACTATGGTTTTCCCTAATAGTCTTTCACCTTTCCATGCTGGTGCTGGCAAATGCTTATCATGCGTTGCCATAATCGCCTGTTTTACATCAGGGTGATAACGATTCTCATATAGTCTAAATCCTGGCAATAAGTGTCCAGAATGGAGAAGGTCAAGGGATTGTTTGTAAAGTGAGTATGGGCTTGTTGGCAAATCTGTCATAAGAGCATTAGTAAGGCTTCTTCATCGTCTAATTCGGCTTTAAATTTAGCGTCTAGAATTGCGATGGTTGCCATTGTTTCAGCCATCAGTCGTCTATGCGCTATCGCTTGGTTTAATTCCTTTTCTTGTCTATCAAGATTGGCGATAACCGACTCTAAACGGCTGATTTCGACTGACGGTGTATCAATCCTAATCTCTTGTTTTGATTGTACTTTATTTTTATTTTTTTGTTGTGTTTTTGCAACAGGGTCAATAATGCCACGCAAAGTCTTTTTGCGATTTTCTGCATCTGCCCTACGTAACGCAATCAGCTTATCTTCTGCTGCCCTGCGTTTTCTATCTAATGCTTTTGCCCTTTCGATTTCACGCTTGGTAAAACCATCGTGCATATCCATGCCACCTGAAACAAAGGCTTGAATATTGCAGGTATCGTTACCATCTATAGCATAGATTGAGCCTGATTCTTGAGTTTGTCCTTCAAAATCAGCGGTATCTGTGCCATCTGTGGCGCTGATAGACCCCGAAACTAACTCTAATGCCGTAATTGTTGCGGTATCTGTGCCGTCTGTAGCACTAATAGAACCGCCTACAAGCACTTGTCCTGTGTAGGTTGCGGTGTCAGTACCATCTGTGGCTGAAATTGTGCCAGAAACGGCTACAGCGCCAGTTAAAGTGGCTGTATCTTGACCATCTGTTGTGTAAATGTACCCAGAAACTAATTCTTGGGCATAAATCGTGCAAGTATCTGTGCCATCAGTAACATTTATGTTACCAGTAATGGCTACTTTGCCTGTTAAGGTTGCTGAATCATTGGAATCCGTTACCGATATAACCCCCGTGATTAACGAAAGGGCTATATCTGATATTGCATGGTCTGATAACGGATTAAATCCAAGCATTTATTACTCTTGTTCTAAAGAAGCCTTTAGTTTTGTAATAAAAAACTCCTTGCCGCCTGCTAATTGGTCAATGTTAAAGCGCATTTGGTCAATTTTTCGGTCTAAGTCTAAGCAATGGTTAAACATCACCTTTTGCTCGTCAGTTAAGTCCTCAAATTGATACTCTTTACCATCAATAGTAATGGGGGTTTTTTCGTTTTTACCCATGACATTCTCCTTAAATTAGACCTGAATCGGCAGGTCTTTACCGTTTTACTTAGCCCAAGGCAGCGGTGTGTTTTGTGGTGAAACGGGCGGGTTCACCAATGATGCAATCTGTCCAGCTACACAAGCTTGTGCGCTTGCAATTTGGTCTGCTGGAATCCAGCCAATGACCGTTGCTTGAGTCAGGTTTGCGTATGGAATAAAGTTAGGGTCAGAGGCTTCTACTGTGAGTTGTGTGTTGCCACCAATTTGTGCTGTATGAGTGCCGTCTGTGCCTGACTCAGTCCAAAGCACATTAACCACATAGTTAGGGTTAGGTGCTTGTACTGTGTACATTGCGTTGATAGTAGTTGTGTAAGTGATTGTCATTTTATGCTCCTAATTGTTGAATAATAATTGCGATGCAAATGCACATTGTTGTGAACCAAAGTGTTTTTGTAAGCGCAATCATTTTATTTTCCTAGTTGTTGTTTAAGGGAATCTACTTCTTTGCGTAGTTGCTGGCAATAAAGGATAAGGTCTGGAATGTATTTGGAATAATCTACAGACCAAGGATAAACTGGTAAACCATTTTCGTTTAATGCATCATCAAAACCTTTTGTTACTGCTTCTGGTTTTACATTTATTGCTTCTTGGGCAAAAACACCTTTAGAAGTAGAGCCTCCAGTTTTCCATGTGAAATCATGTATTACGGTATTGTCAATTACTGAATAATCTGTTGATTTTCCTAAATCATTTTTTAGTCTTTCATCAGATGTTGTATTGTATAAAACGCTAGTGTTTGTGCTTGTTGAAACAGCACCAATAGTTGTATTTCCAGCTTGATTCCAAAATTCAATTAAATTACCTGTGCTTGCGCTTCTTTGAAATGCACAAGCTGAATACGAGCCAGCTGTTCCTTGAGTTGTTTGAAACCAACCACCATGAGCGCCATTTACAACATTGACCTTTGGTGCGTTTACACCAGAGTTATATAAAACGCTAGTTGTTCCAACCAAAAAGTTACCACTACCATCAAAAATACCTCTAGGATTCCCCGCCCCATCAGACAGGACAATGTAGTTACTTGCTGTGCGGATGTCTAAGCCATTTTGGTTGCCGTTGTAAGCACCAAGGATTGTGTTGTTAGAGCCTGTGGTTATGTAATATCCAGCACCATAACCAAATGCTTGATTTGATGAGCCACTTGTTTGTGTTCCTAATGCTAAATAGCCAATGGCTGTGTTATTGGATGAGGTAGATGATGCAAGGACATTATGACCCATTGCCACATTGTAATTACCAGTTGTATTAGTAGCTAAAGTTCCCTGACCAAAAGCGCAATTTTGTGCGCCTGTAGTATTTGCTGTTAATGCGCTGTTACCAAAAGCGTTGTTATAACTGCCTGTAGTGTTGGCTTTTAATGCAATTTCACCAAATGCTGCATTATAGTTACCTGTGGTATTTGCATACCCAGCCTGATAACCAAAAGCGTCTATGAAACCAGTAGTATTACTATATCCAGCTTGATAACCTACAGCGGTGTTATTAGATGCGGTGGTGTTGTTATATAGAGATTGATAACCAAATGCTGTATTTGATGCGCCTGTGGTATTTAACAAAAGTGCAGATACACCAAAAGCAGAATTATAGCCGCCTGTTGTATTGCTTTGTAATGCTCCAACTCCGCTTGCTGTATTGTAAGAGCCTGTAGTGTTTAAGTATAAAGAAAGAACACCAAAAGCAGAGTTATAGCTACCTGTTGTATTTGAAACCAGTGGAATTACACCAACAGCAGTGTTAGATACTCCTGAAGTATTTGCTTGTAATGCACCGTCACCAATAGCGGTTAAATTTCCACCTGTATTTGAGCCATTTCCTAAAGCGGAAAGTCCAAGAGCAGTATTTCCATTAACAGCACCACCACCCTTACCAACAGTTAAACCGCTAATAGAAGCATCGTTAGCAGTTGTTAGGGTTGTGCCGTTAAAGGTGAGGTTGGCAGAATCTTGTAGAAGCCCCCCTGTACCAGCATAAGTTACACGACCACTTGTAAGGCTTGAATTAGTCACAGATGATGTTGTTAAGCTGGTTAGCGTCATGCTTGCGCCAGCGCCAATCAATTGGATTGGAGTATTAGATGCGTTTCCTACCCAGACTTTTTTGTCTGTAATATTCCATGCGGTTTCGCCTTGCAATAGACTTGAAGGAGAATTACCTGTAGTTACGCTATTTTTTAATTCAATTGTTGTTGCCATTTTGCTTTCCTTTAGAAGCTACCACCGTTAATTGTTACGCCTGTGAGGTCAATTGCGCCCCCTAAAGTCAGGCTTCCTGAAGATGTCACCGCACCACTTAAACTGATTCCATTAACTGTTCCTGTGCCACTTACGCTAGTTACTGTGCCTTGCGGATTTGATGCCGTAGTAATGCTAGTAACACGCCCATATGTATCAATTGTGATAACTGGAATTAATGTGCTAGACCCAGTTGTGCCAGGAGTTGCCACACCTGAAACAAGGTCAATAGCTGGCGTAGTGCCACCGCTTGATGTAATGCGCCCAGATGTTCCAGTTACAGAAGTTACATAAGTTCCTGCTGGTTGCTTATTGTTAAAAGTATTCCAATCGGTACTGGATAAATAACCATTAGTGCTTGCAGTAGCTTGTGAAATACTAATCGCAGGGGTTGTGCCACCAGAGGATGAAATAGGGCTTGTGCCTGTAACACTTGTGACTGTACCAACGCTAACAGACCCACCCAATGCAGTTGCATTACCATTAATAGTAATAGATGAATTTTGCAGTTTTGAGTTGGCAATTGAGCCAGCCAACATGGTATTAGTGACTGTGCCTGTGTCAGTTGTATATACACCATTGGTTACTGTGGCTGCATTTCCACCAATAGAAAGACCTGAAACTGTGCCTACATAGTCTATATATAGCCCTTTAGCCGCTGGCATATCACCCCAAACAGCAAGCTGATTTCCACCAAAACTGACCAAAGACCCACCGTTACTAGAAGCCAAAACAGTAGTCCTAGCCAAAGTACCGCTACCAACAGTCCCAACACCAACTTCCCAATTAACTGTTTGAGATTCATATATCGCATAATAAGTGGTGTTTCCGCTTCCAATTGCAGAAGCAAAAGACTGATAGCCTGTTACAGCGCCAGCAAGCGTGATAGTGCCAGTACCGCTAGTAGTACTTGTTTCCTGGACTCTATCCTTAATGATTAAGGCCATTATTTAGCCTTATTGGTTAGCACGAATAATAGTGCCAGAAGAAATAGAAACAACCTGTGTAGTATCAATTGAGGTATTGTTTAGATTCATGTCGCAACCAGTTAAACCAACTGTGCCATCCATAATGACAGTAGAGTTATCAGATTTGAAAATGCGGAAGAATTGCGCTGTACCAGTAGCTACGGCTGTACCATTGGCTACAGACCCCAAAGTGATAGTGCCATTGCTATCTGTACCAAAACTACCTGTAACCACAAGAGAAACCAAGAGAGTCTGGCCACTAATAGCCGTATTAGCATTAGCAGGCTGTGTACCTTGATAAATACTAATAATAGCGCCTGTGCCAGCATAGGTAATTAGACCCTGTTGTTGGGCATCTCTAGTGCCATTTGAATACTTAAGATTTGATGCCATTAAATAACTCCTTGGATTTTGCCATCAGGGCCACGCACTACTTGTTTTGGGCGATTCTGATTTTGGTTAATTGTATCAACTAAAGCGGAAATTTGACCCACCATTTGCTGATTGCTTTCTTTAATTGCGTCTGCTAAAGGTGCTAATGGATGCTCCATTGATTTAGCCATATCTTCTTCGTGCATATATGCGGTTTGACCGTCATCATCTGCGGCAGAAATACGAGCTACTTCAATCTTTGCGCCATTGTTAATATGAGCAAGCAATACCTGAGTATTTCTTTCCATATTCATCTTCATCTGGGCTAGTTTTGCTTCCATTTGCATCTCAGCATCATTACGAGCAGCTTCTAATTGGAATTTAAGCTGATTTTCTTGAGCTTGATACTCTTGTTTAGCCTTTTCCAACTCATTTTGAGCTTGCATTTTCTGCATTTCTAGCTGATTCTCTAATTGCAGTTTTTGCATCTCAGCCTGTTGCTGCATTTGCACCTTTTGTAGCTCAATTGGCAACGGTTTAGGCTGACCTTCTTGCGCTTTTGCTTGTTGGCGCAATTTATCAGCAGTATCGTCAATTAATCCTTCTAATCCCTTACCAGCTTTGAAAGCAGTCGCAGCAAATTTAAGCATTTCCATCAGTAATGGTGCTAATTCAGGGCTAGATGCAGCGGCAGGCACAGCTTGTTGCATAAATCCACCCATTGCTTGCAAAAATTCCATTCTGTCTTGCTTTTCTTGCATTTCATCTTGGAAAATCATGGAGTCTGTAGTGACTTCAATGCGGAAATTCTTGCTAACTTCGTCTTTTAGCAATTCCAAAGCCTGTGGAATTAGTTGTTGGTCTTGTGGACTGAGTTGTTTTGCGCCAGAAATCTTCAAAATAGTGTCATCTGTGAAATGTTGGCAAATGATTTGAGATTTAATAGCAAGCAGCGAGGTAGCGAAATCGACAACAGCGTGTTGCATAGTTTTGAGGCGACCTGCTGCATTGTTGGATTTGATGATTTGTGCGCCCAATGTTTCATTAGGGTCAGTTTGACCACGCTGAATATCGGCAATGCCCATCAATTCATAGATTTGAGCTTTAACTTGTTCCATTGCTTGATAGCATTGTTGCAATGCCACAGCAAATGGCGCAATATCTACAAGGTCTAAAGCACCTTTCATGCCCTGTTTTTCGGCAAATGCTTGCCAATTCTTCACAGGAATCAAGACATTAGACTCATTACCTTCAGAGAATAAGCGCTGGAGTTCAGATGCAGAAGCGTCATATAAACCACGCACTTTCAATGCGCCAATAAGACCGTCAATGCGGTCACAAAGGTCATCTAATTCTCTAGCTTGGTCTTGATAGATAGTAAAGTCAGGAATCGGCTCAAGGCTATCTGTAGTAAGCGTAGCGTAGAGTGGCTTTGGACAAGGCCAAAAGTTTTCTAATTCTAATGGGTCATCACGCTCATCAAGGATGCGACCTAAAGACTTGGAAATCCACAAGACTTTGCCTGTTTCTTTGTCCCAAATCTCATAAATCATTGCTTGATAGGCTTCGTCATCATTCTTGGTGTAAGACTTGCCTGTTTGTTCTGGCTTAGTATCAAGAGGGATTTTCCATCCTAATTCTTCGCCAAAGCGTTCAACCAATGCGGTTCGGTTTAGATAGACTTTACGCCATACTGCGGTGACTTCTTCCCATGTACGAGCAACGGTATGACCAAAATCACGCCAATGCACATAATCTACTGGGCAACATTCGTATTCAATTTCTTCTACAACTTCGCCAGGCTCGTTATCTTCTTCCTCTGGCATTGGGCCTTCCATAGCCTTACCAACATCGCCTTGACCTTCAACATAACTAGGGTCATGGACTTGTTTGGCATCAATGGTAGAAGTTAATTCGTAGCCATCTTCAGGCTCTTTCTCGGCTTTTGCCATGAAATGTGGCTCATAGCGCACCCAACAAGTGCCACGACCACCAAGTAAGCGGTCAGTAACAGCATTAACCATAGCGGATTTATAGTCGCCATAGTGTTCAATTTCAAACTCTAATGCCCTTTCAAGAATAGTCGAAGCTACTCTAGCGATTGGGTCATTATCTCTAAATCTACGGCTTACATCAGGGCGAGGTAGTCGTGCAAAAATAGCAGGGGTAATCGTTTGGACATTTGACCAAAGGATATTAAATCGTGCATTTGGGTTAGTTTTATTTCGGCTATCATCTTTATAGCGCTTTAAAATCTTATCAACCCTTGCTTCCCAGAGTTTAAAACTACGCTCATAGGACATAATGCGGTCATACCAATCTGAGTAGGTATGAGCTACTTCGCCTCGAAGTTCAGACATAGAAAGCCTTATGAGAAGTTGCCTACAGCGATTACGCTAACACCAGCAGCAGTTGTTACTGACCAAGCACCATTTAATGATGCAGCTTCAATAGTAATTGAATAAACACCTACAGGCGCTACTGGTGGAACTAATGGGTATGTTGTAGAGCCATCTGTAATAGTTACTGTGCTAGTAGCTGAAGTTAAAACTGTTGCAACAATGCGCACTAATGTATCGCCTTTTGCGCCTAAATTGCCTAAAACTTGTGCAGTTGTTGAAGGGGCTACATACTCGTAAGTAGTGCCAAATGGGTATTGTATGCCTGACATTTAAATTCTCCTGTTATTGGGTATTGCCTGTTGTTTCCACATATCATTGAGCGTAACATCAGTCTGCCCAACAAATAATCCTTTAATTGGTTCGTCTTTCGTCAAAATCTTTTCTTCATTTCGCCAAGCCACAGCTGCCATTCTGAAAGCGTCAGCCGCATGACTTGTCCAATCATGGCGAGGCTTATCTCGAAACACTTTTCGGTCATCGTCAAACTCTCTTTGATACTGTCTAAGACTTTCGATTCCATCATTACACCTTTCGCTGTCAAACCATGACCGCATTAATGCCATACGAGTTGCCTGAATTCCGTCTTGAAGTGACAAATTTGGGACAATTTTCATAGATTCTAACGGAATTTTAACAGAAAGTTGCTCAATTATTGACTTTCCACCGCTTGCTAAAGTTTTTGCCCTTGCGTCATGGGGCAACCAATGTATGCCATATTCATATCCAAACTCGGCTTGTTTTTGTTGAATTAGTCCTGTGTAAAAACTAACTGGCTGACCATTGCTTCCATGATAATCAAGGAAACGAATCTCACCTCTAACGACCTGCCACCACCAAATACTTGTATCATCGCTATAACCCAAGTCCCAACTTGTATGAACTTTATACATTGGGTCAAACTCAACCTTAGTAATTCTGCCTAAATCGGTAAGCTGGCGCATCTCCTTACCGTAGTAAGCACCAACAATCGCTGACTCAAAGTCGCACTCAAACTCTTGCAGATATTGGTCTTGCGTCATCATTTTGGCTGCATCAGCTAATTCTTCATCAGCTAACAAGCCAGTTTGACTAGCCCTTAGGGTTTTGGCATACCAATCTGGGTTATTGGAGGCGTTATTGTATATGTCCCAGAAGGCGTTATGACCTTTGGGTGTGCCAATGAAAACTGCCCATCCGAGTCTGTCTGCCAGCAAAGGCCGAATAATCTCGCCCCAAATACGAGGGCGCATATCTGCATACTCATCTAAAATTATTCCGTCCAAGAATTGACCCCTCAAAGCATCAGGGTTATCACCACCATAAAGGCGTATTTTTGCGCCATTGTGCAATTGAATCCACAATTCTGACTCATTCTTCCTTAACAAGGCAGGTTCAGCAAATCTTAATAAATAGCTCCAAGCAATTGATTTAGCTTGCGAATAGTAAGGGGCTATATAAGCATATTGACCGTCTTTTTTGCCTTCTATTAATGCCCTGCGTATCAAATCATTAATACAAGCAACAGTTTTACCGCACCTACGATGAGCAACGATTACCGCCCAACGCTGAGTTCTATGATGAAATTCTCTAAAAACGCTTCGAGCTTGATATTCAAACTCATGGACAACTTTTAATCTTTCCATTTATAGATATGTTCTACAGGTTGATTTTGGTCGCCAGCATGGACTGTGCGAGCTAACTTAGGGCTTGCATATTCAGCCAACTTAGAAATTAAATCCAACGCCCCCTTAGGGTCTGGCTTTACAGAATCACCATCCCCATAAGCAACGGTATTAAGCCATATAGCGACATTATCAGAGTTATCTCTTAGTAAGGCACTAACTGTGTCTTTAAACTCCGTAGTGGCCTTATTAGGCGTTCCTGATGGCCTTCCTCTTGGGCCTATTGGCTTTTTTTCTTTATTCATCTAAGTTGCTCCGAATGTATAAAGCAATTTTCTCAAATATAGATGGGTCTGTGCAATCGCTTTTTAGTCTATTGGCTATCCAAGATACAACTTGGACATTACCTTTAACATAACCTTTGCTTGGAATGAATTTATCAAGCGTAGGAGTATTATCCGTTCTACCGCCAAAACTTACTTGTAGTGGTATTCCCAATATAGGACAAACATCAGGTATTTGCACATCTTGTTTATCAAGATTAAATGGAATATTTGCTAGTTTTGCCCTAGATTTTACTTCTACATATAGCGTATCAGCATAATTGACTAATCTGCGTTCTTTTCTGCGTATTAGATTTTCTGGGCGTTGCCACAATGCTTTCATACAGGCTTTGCACCAATTGGCATAGCCATCTTTCATGCGCTTATTTTTAGAAAATAGCGTTAATTCTTTGCGTTGTCTGCATCCACTACAATATTTATCCATACCTAATTATATAGATAAAACAATATTTAGTCTTTTAACTTATTTACTTGTTCTTCAATTAACTCTTTACGGCTTGGTTGTCCGTTCTTTTCTAATATCTTTACTTCAGATGGGTCAAATACTACAAAGTTTGATGTGCCTTTACCAGCGCTACGACTTCCTTCATCTAAATAGCGTATGCCTTTATAACCAGCTTCTTGCAATGGCAAATGTGGCTTTAATCCGACAGCATTAGCATATTGAATAACATCACCAACACTTTTTAGATTTTTAAATAAACTAGGATTTGGCTGATTTTTTAATGATTCCTGCAATGGATTGATAACTGACGCTAATTTTTCATCCATATCAGATAAAGGAGTTTCCCATTGAACCATTTTAGGGATGTATTCGTCTGGTATGTCTACTTTGTATAGATTGCCTATGTTTTCATCTAAACCTTTAAACTTTGTAAGGTCTAAATTTCTTAAAAAATCTTGCTTTTCTTTCCAAACATCATCAGGATTTGGGTTTTCAGCGTTCATTTTTAATACTTGGGGATGTTGGCCAAGCATTACATCTTCCCATACTGAAAGTTCAGCATTGGCTTTTTCTATTGCAGCATTTTTTGCAGGGCCATTTGGCAACCTATATGCACTTTGTTGCGCTCTTTCAGCATTATTGTATAAATCTTGGATTTCTCTGTTTTTATATTTAAGTGCTTCAGGCTCAACCTTTGCAGCCATTGTTTGATATTGTTCGGCAACTTTTGGGTTCTCAGCAAAATACATACCATGACCATAAGCCTGTGCGCCTTCGCCAGTTCCTACTTTGCTTATGTCAAACTTGCCTAAAATATTGTGCGGTGTGCCATGATAAGCAACCATCCCAGTCAAAGGCACTTGCATAGCGTATTCAGCCATTGCATGAGGGTCAGCGTTAGCTAATGTATTGTCAGGAAATGCCCTTTGTAGGGCTTCCATTTGATTTCTTTGGTTTTCCTCGAATTTTTGAGGTATTGATGCTATGTGCTGACGCAACATCTCAGCCATCCCTGTAGATGGTTGAGGTATTGGTTGGTTATCTTGGACATAACCAGTTTGGCGTAGTGCATCAGCCAAAGTTGCCATTACTCACGCTCTTTAGCGATACGAGCTTCTACTTTAGCTTTTGCGGACTTTTTAATAGTCTTTTGTTCTTCTAAGTCTGGAGTATCTTGATAATTCTCATGCTTATCGTAGGCAGCTTTGATTGCTTCTTTGCGCTTTTTTGCCTTGGCAGCGCTTGAAAGGAATGGTTTACCGTCTTTTTCTTCAATTTTCATATCTTTAGGGGACATTGCTTTTGGCATGATTAGCCTTTCATGTGTTTATTGAGGGACATTTCAATCGCATCTCTGCGTTTTTTCTTTTTTGACATACCAGCTTCCGACATTGCGATAGCGATAGCCTGTTTTTCTGGCTTACCAGCTGCCCTTTCGGTAGCGATATTCTCTGAAATAGCCTTTTTGGACTTGCCTTTTACGAGTGGCATGATATTTCCTTATTAAAGTTCATACAATTTTAATACATCTATAGCTTCTTGCACAGAATTTACCCTATAAAGTGGGCCACCTTGCCAATTAGCAAATAATTTGATTTGGTCAGTAGTTAGTTTTTTATCAGCCCCATCTTTAATTTCCATTAAAATGGTTTGGTCGTTATAGGCAATTAAAGCGTCTGGTATACCTTTTCCTACCATGTGTAGCAAAAAAACATCAGCGCCATAATCTCTTAATGCTTTTATTACATCTTTTTGATTTTTATCAACTTTTTTTGCGTATGCCATTATTTTTTAGGTTAGTATTTGATAACTTGACAAGTATAAGGGGAATTTGATGCGTGGTTATTGGATGTCAGATGAAGAATTTATAACCGAATGGAAACGAATAGGAAGCCCATTAGCATTTTCAAAAATTCATGCCCTTTCTGAAAGGGCTGTATATAACCGCAGAAGGTCAATAGAAACAAGATTAGGGATTACCCTAGATTCATTCAATGATAAGCGTATTGGTGCTTATAAGAAAACAGAAGAAACTGTTGGCAATACTCGTAGGGGCATGGATATAGAAAAAGGGCGTGTGATTGTCTTTTCCGATGCGCATTTTTGGCCTGACCAAACCACAACCGCATTTAAAGCCCTTTTGGAGTGCATTAAAGAATATAAGCCCACAGCCATAGTCTGCAATGGTGATGCGCTTGATGGGGCTTCTATTAGCCGTCATCCACGCCAAGATTGGTCAAAACTACCTACAGTACAAGAAGAATTAGAAGCGGTGCAATATTATTTGGGCGAAATTGAGAAAATCGCAAAAGGTGCTAAATTGTTTTGGCCTTTAGGAAACCATGATGCACGATGGGAAATGCGCATTATTGAGAATTTACCAGCTTTTGAAGGTGTAGTCGGCACAACGCTAAAAGAGCATTTTCCAGCTTGGAAGCCATGCTGGTCATTTTGGGTCAATGAAGATACTTGCATTAAACATCGCTGGAAAGGTGGGTTTAGTGCTGGTAGGGCTAATGCTTTAAATAGCGGTGTAAACATGATTACAGGGCATACGCACCATTTATCGGTGATGCCTGTGTCTGACTATAACGGAGTGCGCTGGGGTGTTCAGACAGGCACTTTAGCTGATTTGCATGGGGCGCAATTTGCGTATACCGAAGATACCCCTAAAGATTGGAATAGCGGATTTGTTATGCTATCTTTTGAAAGGTCTAAATTGCTTCAACCTGAGATGATTAGGGTTTGGGGTGAGGATGAAGTAGAGTTTAGAGGCAAAATCCACAAAGTATGAAAATCACTCCCAAGATTCTTGAGGCTATATACCTGACTTTGGCTAAATGTGACCCATTTATTAAATGGGATTTGCCGCCAAGTGAGTTATGTCGTTTTGGAATTGTGGATGACCATACAGTAATGGCTACATACGAGTATGACGATTCTTTAGCTAAACCACATATCTTTAGTATATCTGAGGCACGATGTGGTCACTATGACACGATTGTGCGGTCTATGGCGCATGAAATGATACATTGCAGCCGTCATAAGTCTGGTAAATGGACATTACACGATGGCACATTTAAGCGCAGAAAAACTGCCGTAGGAATTGAATTGGGATTTGACCCTAAAGAATTGTGACTTATTAAAAAGTCCTTAAATAGCTTAAAGCCTTATTAAAGAGTCATTTAATAAAATTTCCCTATCGGTAATTTTTTCTTACATTTGCATACTTTTTCTTACAAATTGCCTTATCGGAAAATATTTTTACACACTATGATTTGTAATGTATATTTACATACTATGACTTGTTAATGAGTCATTTTATTGACAATCTTTACAATAAAACGCACTTTTCTTGACAATCATTTTGTTTTTCTTTACAAAACTGCATCTTTATTGACATAAATATTGTTTGTAAACTGTCATATATCACCTAGCAATTCGTTAAGTTGCGCCAATAGCGCTTCCTGGGTAATGCCCCATTTAGCCTCAAAACCCTTTGCACCCAATCCGTGAACACCAGAGTTTCCCCGATGGTGTTCTGGGCATAATGGAATGATAGGGGATGTAGACCTCTTGCCACCAAACCGTCTAATGTGGTGAATTTCTGCTGGACTGTCTTTAATCCCAAAGGCGGTACGACAGAGAATACATCCGAGCCTTGCAACTCTATCAAGATACTTCTTTTCATCTTTTGTAGCCATCCGCTAATGTATACCAATCTCTATAAAATTCTTTAAATTGTTCAAAACTTATGCCTCTTTGTACTGGCTTGCCATCAGGTGTCAATACCCAAAATTTATTAATGACTGTTCCATTATCAGTATTGCCATTAATAATAACCACCATAAAGCGAGTATTAGCAGCAAGAGCTTGCAATAAACGCTTTTGTCCTTCGCTGACTTTTTCATTATCACGCTTCCATTCCATGATTAAAAAATGGCCGTTTCTTTCCGCAATACCATCTACATTGCTTGGCACAAATGCTGGGTTTGTAGGTATAAGCCCCTTGAAATCGCCATAATCTGTGTGTGTCGCAAACATATTGCGCATCAATTTCATTGGCTAATCCATTGATTTTTAAGCTGTTTAATGCTGGCAATCTCTAAACGGATAGTTTCATCAGCTAATTCATGGGCTAATTTTGTAGCTTTTTCAAAATTACCTTTTAAAGTGGCGTTGTGATAAGCTTTAACTAGCTTTTGTATTTTTAGATATGGTTCGCTGTAATCAATCATTTTTTACACATTCATAAAGAGGTTGAGGAATTAACTGCATAATGCCACCTATATACATTGGCAAAAAATAAATTCCAACTTGTTTTAATTTTTCATCTTTTTTGCAATCATCACAAGCAGATAAAAACAAGCATAATATGACAATTAAATATTTCATTTTGTCAACCTGTCAATGTTTCGGTTGCTTGCTTCTTGTGTGCGCCAGGCTTCAAAACGCATCTTGGCTGCTTCTAATTTCCAGCGCAAAGCCTCTGTATTTTCTGTCGCCACGCCAATGGCCTTACATAACTCTTGGTAAGCCTCACTACGATACGCTTCTCTTTCTTGTGCGCCAAGGCTTTGTTCTGACGACTCAGCCATTTTAATCGCTTTAAGGCTATGCTTAAAGTTTTCAAGTTGCGCCAATTCACCTTTAGCTTTTGCATACGATGGGGCGGTTTTGAATATGAAGTCAATCGCATCATTTGGGTCATAGTCTTTCATATAAATAATAATCCTTGGGTTTTGACTTTTTTTCCAGAATCATATCTTTGTGAATCACCTTTTGGGTAAGGTTGTATTTCATATTTCAATAAATTTTTCATTTGTTTTTTTTGTTTTTTATCTCCATGAAAATATATATATCTGTGTTTTCTTGACCTTTCTGTGTAATAAAAATCATCGCCATATTTTTCTTTTATTGATTCCAAAGTCATTCCATCTGACAATGTTTTGCTGTGTTTATGTTCCAATCCCTTTACAGTCCAATCAACTCTATTTGCTGAAAGTCCTGTGTAAATAAAATTAGTTGCTTGATAAACATATCCAACATGACCTTTTCCTGTGTCTGCATAAGAAACAACAATAGTAGGTTTTGGCAATAATTTTATTGAATTAGCAACCAAAAAACTGGCTTGATTTTTACTGTTGTCCATTAAACAGACTCTATTTAATTCCAATACTTTGTCTGAATATTCTTTTCCACAAATTCCCATGCACAAAGCTGGTGAAGCTGGTATTCCATAAGTGCATACGCCAACAAGTTCATTTTCTTCGTAAAGACCAAAAGCAAACATAATTTGCGGAATTCTTTTGGCGTAATGTTTTTCTAAAAGCCAAGGATATGATTCTTCGTTTTTTATTGGAAGAACAATCATTTAAGGTTCATCCATAAACCGACTTGGGCAAAACTATAGCCCAACCAAATCATTGCATTAGGCGTTGACCCTTTAAAGAATTGTGCAAGGCCCACAACTAGATAACCTAACCCAGTAGCCATAACAATGTATTTTTCTAAATCCATCCTTTTCCCCTGTTTCCTTTGCTGTATTGGTCTGTGTAATCTGCAAAATATTTATGCAAATTAGGTGAATCATTTATGTATTGTCTAAACTTTGTTAGCCCCATTTCTTTGCGAAATTTACACAGTTGCCTGACGGCTGATTTGTGTAGAAATTCTCTGTCGTAATTGGGCGTAGGATTCTCCAGCGTAGGGAGTAATTCCAAGTTCTTTTGCTTTTGCAAGTGTTAATTCATCCGTTGAATACCAAGGAATAGGTGGCTTCTTTGGTTTTTCCTCAAAGTCCAACTCATCAAGATAACGCATTTGATTTAGCCAAGTAGCTGGATAAGGGATAAATTCCTTATCTGTGCCTTTAAACTTCCAATATTTTAAATGGTTAGGCAAAGCGTCAATCGCTTCAATCCGTTCCGCCTGATTTAATTTTTGCCACGCTTTTATTGCTGCGCCTTTTGCTACCTTTTTTGGGTAAAGTCCCCAAAATGTCTGAAATTCCATAAAGTTCCCCTAACTCTTTGGTCATTATAGCTTCTACAAAACAAGCATTAACGCCTTTTTCAATTAAAAATTCCCAACCAGCTTTGTCGTATCTAACATCAACATCGGCTGACCCATCTGCGTTTTCTTTAATTTTAATAATTCGTATTTTCAAAACGGTGCATCCTCCCATACAAATGTAGGTTTTACTTTAGGTTTATAAGCCCAAAACCAACCGTCATATATTTTAATTAGATGGTTTGCCTCTGCTTTGGTTTTTACCCAACGCATCAACTCGCCATTTTCATCATAAATAAAATACATTATTCGTCACTACACATTTTAAGAAAAACAACACAAGCAAATCCAATAATAAAATAAGTAATCATTGCATCACTTTTACGCTTGGCACTGTTCTTGGGCTAGGTGGCACAGTATAAGCAGGTGTGCCAACTACGATAGCGTTATTAGACAAATTTGGGTTTTGTATAACAACCTGGTTAGGATAAATCGTGGCGGTTTGAGTCGTTAATCCTTGTGGGTTTACAAATTGCGCTGTATTGCCGTTAATTTGCACAGTCCCCATGCTATAACCACGACTGTCAGTTAATTGGACTGTTTCAGCTTTAGCTGGCACACCGTAGGCAAACATACAACCCAACAATGCGCCCAATAAACAACTACCAATAAA